GACCATTTTTGTACTCCACCTTCCCAACTAACACTAATTGGTATTTTAGATTTCTCTTTAACATACCTGGATTTTTCAACATTGATAATAAAGTGATAACCTTTAATCTCTGTACCTTGTTTATCTTGTTGACGACCAATAATCCATATATTATCAGCTGAATAATAAATGCCTGTACCACCAGACACGACAGCCTTTGGAAACAATCCAATTTCCATATATGTATGATTAACAGCAATCATTGGTATGTTTTTCATATTAAGATAAGGTGTTGTCATTCTAAACAGCCCTTTAAGTGCTTTTGCTCTTGACATATCAGCAACTGACTTTTCATTAATAGCATCTTCAAGTTCTTTCTTTGATGCTAAGTTACCAACAGAATCAATAACAATACAAACTTTATCATTCCTATCAATATTTTCTAGTTGTGATATTATATCAAATTTTAGTTCTTCTACATTCGTTACCGGTGTATGTAGAACTCTTGCTGTATCAATACCAAATGTTTCAAAGTATGATTGTGGTGAACCAAACTCTGAATCATAGAATAGTAATACTGCATCATCATATTTCTTTAGATATGCACTTGCCATTATTAAAGCAAATGATGTTTTGAAATGTTTTGATGGACCTGCAAGAACTGTAAGTCCAGGTGCTAAGCCTCCATCAAGAGAACCTGATAGGGCCAAATTAATCATTGGTACTTCTGTTTGTACCATATCTTTTTCTGTAAAAAATTTTGAATTTGAAAGAATAGAAGTCTCTTTTATTTTAGAGTTCTTCTTCAATTTATCCATAATACTTCCGGAAGAGAATCCTGTCATTATATACTCCTTGTTAAAACCAAGTATTATTATATATTATTTTGTTTGAAATGTAAATATGTTTACAAATAAAAAAGGGGGCCGAAGCCCCCAGTTTTACACGATAAAGTATAAAATACTTATCACTGCGATAGTAATACTACCGGCATTTAATTCCTCGTGTCTACCACTTAAAATCTTAATTAAGGCATAAGCAATAAATCCGAGTGCGATACCATGAGCAATACTAAATGTCAACGGCATAAGAACCGCTGCCAATATTGCTGGGGCATACTCTGTTACATCTTCCCAATTAATATCAACAATATTTCTCATAAAATATGTTGCAATAAAAATTAGGGCAGGTGCAGTTGCAAAAGCAGGAATACTTTGTGCAAGTGGCGCTAGGAATAAACATAGTCCAAATAGGACTGCTACTGTAACAGCAGTTAATCCTGTTCGACCACCTTCCTTAACACCAGCTCCTGATTCGATGTAAGATGTTGTATTAGAAGTACCAACAAGTGCACCAACAGTTGTTGCTACTGAATCAGCCAATACTGCCTTTTCAATACCTTCAACCTCTCCATCTGGGTCAACTTTTCCTGTTAGATTTGCAACAGATGTTAATGTACCTGCTGTATCAAAAAAGTCTACAAATAGAAATGCAAATGCTGTTCCAATAAATCCTGCTGTAAAGAGTAGACTGAAGTCTAAACTAAAAGCATGAGTAGGATTAGGAATGGCACCAACCACTCCACCCAGTTCAGATATTCCAAATATCCAAGCAATAGCACTCACTGCTAGGATGCCAATGATAATAGCACCTGGAACTTTTCTTTTATCTAGGACTGCCATAATAACAAATCCTAAACCAGTTAATAATACAGGCCAACTTGATACATCACCAAGTCCTACAAGTGTGGCTGGGTTATCAACCACAATACCTGCATTTTTAAGTCCAATAATGGCGAGGAATAGACCGATACCAGCTCCCACACCTAATTTCATACTCCGTGGAATGGAATTAATTATCCATTTCCGGGCAGGTGTGACACTTAATAATAAGAACACTATACCTGCTACAAACACGGCTGCAAGAGCCTGTTGGTAAGTATAACCCATACCAAATACTACACCAAAGGCAAAGAACGCATTGAGTCCCATACCAGGTGCAAGAGCTACAGGCCAATTCGCCCATAATCCCATTATCAATGTACCTACGACAGCGGCTATTATTGTTGCTGTAAATACAGCTCCAAATTCCATACCAGTTCCTTCAGTTGAAAGGATAGCTGGATTCACCACAGTAATGTAAGCCATTGTTAAAAATGTCGCAAGACCCGCCAGAATTTCTGTTCTCACAGAAGTTTCTACTTGGTCAAAGCGAAACAGTTTGTTTAACATTAGATTATTACTCCTTTGTTGTTAACTACATATTTCTGTAAACATATTCGATGGCTCTATCGGCTTCAAGTTCCATTGAACGACTTTCATACCAACGGCCTGTATCAATATCAAATTGTTTACATAATTCAGCAATTTCCTTTGAGGTGATAGGATATTGCTTTGTTACGGCATTACCAGCAGTTGCAACCATAATCTGATACATTTTCCGGTACCAACCAGTACCAGTAATTGCCATATATTCATTGGCCAATTTTTTAGGCCAAAAAGGACAATCCTTGTAGTTTGTCCAATTAAAGTCAATATTGTCTGACTTGTTTTTTCGGTACTCTATGATTTGATTACGCCATTCCTCAGGTAATCTATCTAGAAAACTAGTACCTACACCTTTTTTTTCAGTGTATGGATATTTATTAATTAACGAATCTGGGTTAATCAATTGTTTACCTTTACTTGAAAAAATAAAATTATTTGCATTTTCATAATCACCAGGTATATAATACATTCGTGATTTATCCTTGGTTTGTTCATCACCAATTTCACCAATGGCTTGTTGTAACGCAAACCAAAAGGGTACAATTTCATCTGCCAATATATTGCGTGATAGAGCAAACACTATTCTAAATTTAGGTTGCTCGGTAGTACTTGACGCAGTACTGTAGCAGACAAAACGCCACGTTGGAAACATATCGTGTATATATTCTTCAACGGTACCTTTAATATGTAAATCATCAACATCGATAGCACACCAACTACTCCAATGTAATACATTATCATTGCGTCTGGTACTATCCTCAACATAAGTTGCTGGTGAGATTAAATATGCATCTTCCTTACCTTTAAAAGGTTTTTGTGATAGTCCATATAATAATTGCTCAAGTTCATCAAATGATTTTAAATCAAGACGTCTGTGAGTTTTATTATCATACCTATTTTTAAATATAGTAAGATTAATCATAAGTGTATTATATAACAATTAGAGATTAAAGTAAATATGTTAAGCAAAAAAATCATCAAGACTACTGATGGCCTCAGTTCGCCAACCAATTGCATCAAGGATTAAACGAAGTGGGTCAACAAAGGCCTTTTCATATTGTGTGTCATAATCAATATATTCGTGAAGACCAAGTTCCCTTGGTAAATTATTAGGAAAGGCGATAACATTTTCCTTAATTCTGTTTGGTGTTTTTAAATAACAGAATTTTACCTTTTCGCCATCCTTAATTGTTTCATATTTTTTAATTAGATTATTTTCCTTTACATGATGGTTATATAAAAGGGCCCCTCGAACATGAATTGGAGTTGCCTTTGCATATATTGTTGTAGAGTCTTTCCATTTTGTAATATTTTGTGCACCGCGAGGAAATGATACCTGTTCTGGCGACAGTGATTTAAATTCTTGTTTAAAATTGGCGATAAAATTTTGAACATCTGATTCTGTTTGTGTCATAATTATTTTAAATACTTCCTTAAATTTATCACGCACAACCTCTGGCGTTGATGATTTTATAGCCTCAATGCCCATGATTTTTAATTTAGGTTCTGCATATTGTACACCTTCTGAATTATGTACATTTAAAATATACCTTTTCTTTGCAGTCCATACACCTTTATCTGCAATCACTTCACGTGCCATTTCCATACGAGGTGTGTAACCATTCGTTACAAAATAAAATTCGTCAAAGGCTTTTTTAAGTATTTTTTCAAAATATTCATTAGAAATTTTATCAAGGAATTCAACAGGGTTTGTTGGTTTAAATTTTTCAACAACACCTGCCATATTAATATAAACGGAATCCGTGTCAATTGCAATAACATAATCAGCATTATCTGTTTTTAATAATTTATTTAATTCAAGGTTAATTGCCTTTTCTGCCCATTGTATAACAGTTTGACCAGTAAGTGTTACTGATTCGGCAAGAGCATTATCAAAGTATTTGAAATATTTGTTTGCCATTGCACCATAAAGAGAATTGAGCAGAATTTTTACAGACATCTGATTATTTTCAAGTTGATTGATTTCAAACTCTAAATTAGTGTCCTTTGTTTTTTCATATTCGGATTGTAATTTTAACATTTCCTTTTTTATGATTGTTCGTTCTGCATAATAATCAACAATCAATTCTGGAATAATACCTTGTTTATCCTTACGATAGGATATACCAGATGAACAAACTGAATATTTGTCACTCACTTGTTTTTCTCTATTATGGTCATTTAAATAATAATTTGTACCTTGTGGAAATCTTGCAGCTGCAATAGTTTCAGGCGAAATGTTTTGTTGAACAATAATATTAGGATATAGTGAATTCAAATCAAAGGATACAACCCAATCATGGAATCCTGTTTCAGGTGTTTTTACATGACCACCAGCAATTGATTTTGCATCATCAAGTACCAAATCAGGATTACCAACAATACGATAAGGTATTTGTTCTACTTGTTCAACTGGTGATATCATACCTTTTTTCAATAGTCTGCGATATATGATTGATTCCCATATAACAGTTGTTCCCATTGTGTCCTGTAAATTTACACCACCTTTATATGCCATTGTAAGGGCAAGAGATATTAGTCCCATTTTTTTATCAATACGTTCAACCAATTGAACATCTTTAATATTATAATCAATAAATTTTTGATGGTCCTCTTTATATAATGTATGTAAATTACCATGTTCATCATATGATAATTTACGTTCACCAAGTACAACATAACCAATATGGTCCAATCTATATGATTCTTGAGTGCCATACGAATAACCAAATTTTCTGAATAGTTCCAAATAGTCTGATTGTTGTACACCAACGATATCATATGTTTGTAATACCTTATTATCAAATGAACGAATCTTTATTGTTTTTTCATTTACTTGATTCCAAGGCGAAAGCCTTTTCATTAGTGATTCACTACTGATAACACATATTCTGTTTACAAGATATGGTATATCAAAGAAACGTGAATTCCAACCAGTAATTACATCTGGGTAATCATTAACCCAATGATGTAGGAATTTGGCAATCAATTCCTTTTCTGATGCACAATGTTCATATTTAATAACATTACCATACAATTCAATTTCTGTTTTATCTGGGTCATATTCACCTAAACCCCAAACATAATAAATGTTTGTTTTACTTGATTTAAGTGTAATGGATATAATAGGGTGCGCTGCATCTTTTGGTTCTGGGAATCCATCATCAGATGCGACCTCGATATCAAAATTAACAATGTTTATGTCATCAATATTAAATTGAATATCATTTGGATATCTCTCTGCAACAAATTGATGAATATAGTTTGTTGTACCATATACATTTACATCCTTTACCTCTCGGTACATTTTTGCAAAATCATTTGCCTCGCGCATTGTGTCAAATGTTTTAGGAAATAAATTTTGACCAAAGATTGATTTATAATTTGTTTCTTGTTTTGTTTCCAAATATAAGGTAGGTTCAAATCGCACTCGGAATTTTTCAGGCCTACCATTATTATAGCCTCGATATAAAAGTTCATTACCGAAACGATTGATTGATGTGTAAAATTTCATAATATAATTATACAATATTTTATGTTAAAAGTAAATAGGTGGAGCAAAAAAAATACTCCACCTTTTTTACCACTACTTCAAGTTTGAATGAGAAGCACGATTAATAGCGATAAGGATATCGCTCACAGGTACGCCTTCAGCTCTTGCGAACTCTCTAGCTGCCTCTGCTTGTTTCTCGATTTTTCTTTTCGCACCGAAGTGAATGCCAAAGAGTCTTTCTCCTACTTTATTAAGAAAGTATTTTTCAGTTGGACTCATTGAGTAGTTTAGCATTGTTGTCATTTTTTTCCCCTTTAATAGATTGATTTATTGCTATTTTTCGGGGACGCTTTTCCTCGGGAAGTATTCGCTCCAGTCTAATTGAAAGCAGGCCATCCTCAAGGTCAGCTCCAGTGACTTCTACAAATTCGGATAGTCTAAAGGACCTTTCGAATTTCCGTCCACTAATACCTTTGTGAACATAAAGTTCCTGATTCCTACGATGCTCGCGATTGCCTTTGATGGTTAATATTCCATCGTGCATCGTAATATCCAAATCAGCTTCTTTAAAGCCCACAATTGCTAATTCGATGATATACTCATCGTCGTGCAGTTTCACCACATTGTGAGGTGGGTAATGGTCCTTCTGATGAGAAGAAGCCATTCTCTCTAAATCATTGAAGATGTGGTCGAAACCAACGAACGCACCTCTAGGGATGCTAAAAGTATTGCTTACCATAGTTTCCTCCTAATAAAAGCAAGGTTGTAGAATAGGACCCGACAACTCGGTGTCCATTATTATATATACAAATTATACTTTATGTTGACCAAAAAGTAAATAATTAATTTAATTTATTTCCGATATTATACTTAGGACACAATTCCCAATCATCTTTATCCTTAAATGAGATGATTTTGATTTGTCTTAATGGTGCTAAGGGGTCTAGTTTAGTATTGCTATCAATCGTAATTAGACCCCAATCACTCATCAGTTGAGCAATTGTGTTTCTTCTTGCGATATCAGATTCTTCTAAATCTGACTTCTTGCCATCAAGTAAAAAAAGTTCTTTGAAATGTACAATGAAATATCTGCCTTGTTTGTGTAGTATATGGCATGATTGGTATAACTTCTTGTCTTTTCTTGAAGCTACTCCTATTCTTGTAAGTGTTTCACGAACTTTTAGGAAATCGTCTGGTTCATTCAATACCACCTCGAGCATTGAATTAGGTGTCCATTCTATTTGATTATAATCTTCCACCTTTGTATACCTTTTTATTTAATTCGTTAATCTGTTCTTTGGAAAATAAGCCGAGGACTTGTCTTGCTTTATCGTTGCTATATCCATAATACTCTTTTATAATTGCCAAATCATTTTCTGTTTCAGGTTTTAGCCATTTGCTAAAACGTTTTCGTTTTCTAATAATATTTATAAAAAATTGGAATTGTAAACGGTTATCAATGTGATGATTAACATTCATTTCATTGGCAATAAGAGCAGTGTCTTGAAAATAGGATAATCCACGGTTAATCATAAATGAATTATAAGCCTTTTCAGCAATATCATCAACCATAATATCTTTTTTGGTATCATTAATTGCATTTAAATATTCAAACGGATTCATTAAAACCACCCTAATTTTGTACCATTGTGTATTATGATAAAGAAACATGCAATCATATGTGTCAATACCCATACTGTTCTAATCATGGCTGCGATATCACTTTCCCTATCATTACCTATTTTACTACCAATTGTTTTGGCCCATATTCGCCACACCTTATGCATTTTGTATTCTTTCTCTTAACTCTGATGAGCTAAAATCATGGCTTCTTCTGTTGTAGTATATAACCATATTGCCGTCATCACCAAATGTTGAGGCGAGTTCTCTGCCAGTAAAATCTTTATCCATGTATTCCTCACCAACAAATCTAACATTTATTGTCTTTTCATGTAGTTTTAAATAATCCAATAAATCTTTTTCTGTTTCGTATGGCACAATCTCATCAACATATTTACAAGCAGACAATTGTACATATCGTTCAACAATACTTTGTATGGGTTTATTTTTTTCCTTTCTGTCTATGGAAGGATCAGTTTGTAAACCAACAATAAGATAATCACAGTTACGTTTACATTCCTCTAACATTGCAACATGTCCTGCATGAAATAAATCAAATGTTGAACATGTAAATCCTATTTTACTTGAATTTGACATTGGCCATAATCTCCGTTAAACATGCTACTGCATTTAATTCATGATCTGCAACAAAAGCATTTTTATATTGATAATCAGCAAGTATTAATACCAACTGTGGAATAGATGAGGCATCGACAACGTCTTCCATTTTATTATAAACATTACGAATAATGACAGAAAAATCCAAATCAATATTATTTGCTACCCATTGTCGCATCTTTTTAAAGTCTTTATCCTTAAGGAAACCAAAAAGATTATTATAATTTACATCTGATACATTTTCAAGTATACCAGAGTCAATGGAGCCACTGATTGAATATCTTTGTAATTCGTTTAATACCCTTCGCCAATCTGGGCAATATTTCATAATCAATTCAGCAATAACTCTTTTATCAAAAGAGACTTTTTCATCAATAAGAATATTTGAAACTCTATCCATAAACTGACGTGCAAGATTAACCATTTGAGTTTTGGTAGCATTAAATTCATATACACTACAACGTGAATGTAAAGGTTCAATAATTCTGTTTTTGAAATTACAGGTAAGAATAAATCTGCAGTTGTTTGAAAATTCCTCAATGAATGCTCTTAATGCAGGTTGAGTTGATTGTGCATTGAGATAATCAGCCTCGTCCAATATAACAACTTTATACCCACCTTGTAAGGATACAGTGGAGGCAAATTGTTTTATTTTGGTTCGTAAGGTATCAATATTACCTTCTTCGGAACCATTAACAATAAGATAGTCTAATTGTAATTCATTACAGATAGCTCTGGCGACGGTTGTTTTACCTAGGCCAGCACTACCGGTAAAGAGCATATTAGGTATTTCTTTATTTTCAATAATTTTAATAAAAGTATTTTTGAGGTTATCAGGTAGAATAACATCAGATATCCTCTTTGGTCGATACTTCTCGACCCATAAAAATTCACTTGACATAATATAGTTCTCATTTTAAAATTAATCTTCATCAACAGTCATTGCTTGTTCTTGTTCCATAGACTCAATGATTTGAATCATTTGAACACACTGGTCTCTTAAGGCACCAATAGTTGAAAATTCTTCGCCTTTGAAACCACCACGTTGTGCAACTGCATCAACCACTGCAATAGTGCTTCTTGATACTCTATTTGCAAGGTTTACCAATTGGTCTGTGGTACTAGATGTTTCTTTTTTTGCCATTATTATCCTCCATAATTAGATGTTTTTTCAAGTGCGACCCAATATTGGACACTTTTTTCTTTATTAACAAAATGTGAAATAAGTTTTGATGATATGTTTACCTCATAATCACCAGGTAATATTTTTAGGTTTTCAATATCCAAAATAAATTTAAACATTTCGGATTCATATTCACCATCAATATCTATTGAATAACTATTTGCAGTACTATTTCCAGAGTCGGTTATTGTTAATGTTAATAGGTTATTATTACCTGTTATAATTAATTCCTTGTGTCCGAGTGTGGATGCTGCATTTTTTAGTTTTTTAATTGTAGATTGGTCCAAGGTGAATTTAACCTCACACTCTGGCATTGTAATATCTTTTTCCGAGAATGTTAATGTATCAGGCGAGGAAAAGAAATATTTTATTTTTGATCTACCTGATGAATCACCAATTTGTACATGTTGTTCTTTAAAATCCAAATTAGGTTTATCAACAATGGATAATGCACCTAGGAATTCGTTTAAATTATAAACGCCAAATTCCATAGGAAATTCAATGTCCAATGTTGCCTTACCTAAAATATTGCGGGCCTCTGAAATCGTACGAATATCTTGTCCAGGTCGAATAAGAATATTCTGATTTATGGTCGCAAAATTTTGTAACACTTCTAGTGTATTTTCATTTATTTCCATAATATACTCCTTAAATTTATTTTATTATTATAATTCAATTTTACCACTTTGTAAACATGTTATCCCAAATTTTTTTAATTCACTGATAAAAATATTTTTCATTTAATTTTACTGAAATTTTTGTCTTTATAAAATTCCATTTTACTATCAAATTTACCATCAAGAATATCACCTTTATGAGAGATAATAAAAATATTACTATCATCTGGCAAAGTGTATAGTATTTTAAATAGGTTTTCAATACCATCATAATCAAGACTTGAATCAAAGGTTTCATCAAGTATTAATAGATTGGTTGATACTGAATTTTTCATCTTTGCTATTTGACGCCATGTAAATAATAATGCCAAATCAATCCTTTGTTTTTCACCTTCAGAAAAGGAATCATAACTGAAATCATCTCTATGTCTGGACCTTATTGTTTCTTTAAATGATTCGTCAAGGTCAAATGATACAAAGAAATCTAGTACTTGTAGATACTGGTTTACCAATTTATTAATTACAGGGAGGTATTGTTTAATAATTTTGGTTTTAATACCAGTATCTTTTAGTAATTCTGCGATAACCTGATTATAGGAATAACTATCAGATAAGTTTAATTTTTCTTCTGTGGTGGTATTTTGTTCATCATTATAGGTATTTAAATCCTCTTTTGCATTTTCTAGGTCTACAACCACATCATTTGAAATATCATTATTTAATTCATCATTTTGTATTTGTAAAGTAGAAATAGTTTGATTGTTTACAAATATTGTGCTTTCCTTTGCCCTAATATCATTAAGAGATGTTTTTACCTCATCGATGGTAATATTCAGTTTTGATGTTTCACCATCTGCTTTATTAAAAGCACTTTGATATTCCTTAGCCTTTTCCTTTGCACTTTCCAATTTTAATGATTTTATTTCATCAGATATGGATTGTAAACATGTAGGACACTCATCATGATCTTCATAAAATTTGGTATCCTTTGCAAGAGTTTTCATTTGTTGTTGAAACTGTGCAGTATATTGTATCAATATACCTTTTTTAGATTCAAGTGATTTTAATTCATCTTCCAAAGGTTTTAATTTTTCTTCAATAATAAGTGATAGCTCAGAATTATCCTTTTGTAGGTTTTCTATTCTTTCTCTATTTTTATTAATAGAGGCTTTTTTGTTTTCAATATTTTGGTCTGTTAATATCTGAACATCTTTAATATATTTTTTTTGTGTTTCAATTTTATTTTTTAAAATCTCTATTTTTGTATTGACTTCAGATATTTGATTTTTTAATCCAGATTGTTTTTCCTTTAATAATACATTCATTTTAGAGAATACATTTATATCCAATAAATCCTCTATCACTTCCTTTCGGTGATTGTTGGGCAGTTGCATGAAAGGAATAAAGCTACTACTACCCAAAACAATCACTTGATGAAAGGATTTATGATTTAGTTTCAGAATATTTTGTTCTAATATTTTTTGATAATCCTTGGCATGCGATGATTGATTAATCATCGTTTTACCCTTCCATATTTCAAAAATATTTGGTTTAATACCTCGTACAACCTTATATTCAGCCTTACCAATAAAAAATTCAACTTCAACAACACAATTTTTTTGATTTATCGAATTAACTATTTGTGCCTTTGTAATGTTTCTATGAGGTTTACCAAATAAGGCAAAGGATAAGGCATCCAACATTGTTGATTTACCTGCTCCATTGTGCCCTACAACCAAAGTGGTTTTATTTTTTCGTAAATTAACTTCTGTGAAGCTATTACCAGTGGATAAAAAATTGCGAAACTTTAGTTTCTGAAATGTAATCATAATGTATTATATAAAATTTTGCTGTAAATGTAAATATGTTTTACGAAAATTCCAGAGATTGTGCTTCATTCATAAGTTCACGCATCTCTGTTTTTATTCTATCTTTATCAAGGTCGGTATTGACATTATCAATATAGTCGTCCATTAATTTAAATGTATCATCAATTGTTAAACCTTCATCATCAACATTCTCTCCCATAAATTCATTAAAGTTTTCTGCTATCTTTAATTCGTACACTTGCTCATTTTGTATTCGGTCAATAAATCTATCAAAAATAAATCCGTCAGTTTTGTTAACAACAATTACCATAACAAATTTACTTTTTAATATTGATGTATCA